CTCCTATTATAGTATAAAGAATATAGCATAAATGGGTGGTGGTCTTCTTCAACTTGTTGCTTATGGTGCTCAGGATGTTTATTTAACTGGTAATCCTCAAATAACTTTTTTCAAAGTTGCATATCGCCGACATACTAATTTCGCATTAGAAGCGATCGAACAAACTTTTAATGGAAATCCAACTTATGGTTCTCGTGTAACCTGCCAAATATCACGAAATGGTGATTTAATAAATCGTATGTATTTACAAGTTAAACCATCTGCAGCTGTTGCTGGTGCTGTAAATTATTATGGTCTTCGCTTAATTAATTATGTAGAAATTGAAATTGGAGGTCAAAAGATAGATAAACATTATTCATATTGGTTATATGTATGGAATGAATTAACATTACCAAGATCTAAACGTCTAGGATATAATGAGATGGTTGGTGCTTATGGTGGTTCAACTGTTGCCGAACAAACTTTATATATACCTCTTGAATTTTGGTTCTGTCGTAATATTGGATTAGCTCTACCTTTAATTGCTTTACAATATCACGAAGTAAAAATAAATATTAATTTTGAAGCTGCTGATAAATGTGCTACTACTCCTGGTACTTTCACATCTTCATTATGGGTTGATTATATCTTCCTTGATACTGATGAACGCCGTCGTTTTGCCCAATTATCCCATGAATATTTAATAGAACAATTACAATTTACAGGACAGGAAGCAGTAACATCCGTATCAGGACAAAAGACTAAATTAAATTTTAATCATCCATGCAAAGAAATAGTATGGTTTGTTTCAAATGATTATACTACTAATAAAGTGCAAAATTGGTTTAATTTTACAACTAAAGCAGATTTTGGATCAGCAACAGCATTAGCAACAAATGCTGCTATTACTGCCGCAGTAGCTCAAACTAATTATAATTATTTAAAAACAATTGTTGAACCATCAAATCCTATTAAAACTGCTAAATTAGTATTAAATGGCAATGACCGATTTTATCAACGCCCTGGACGATATTTCAATATAGTTCAACCTTATCAACATCACGAAAATATACCAACTAATGCTGGTATTAATGTTTATTCATTTGCCCTCAAACCAGAAGAACATCAACCATCCGGAACTTTAAATATGTCTCGTATTGATACTGCTGTATTAAATTTAGAATTTGAAGAAGCAACAACAACAGCAGCAGCAGGACTTAATTATGATCCTTCTAAAAGTACATTACAAATATATGCAGTTAATTATAATGTTCTCCGTATTCTTTCAGGTATGGGAGGTTTAGCATATTCAAATTAAAAAATATATACTTTTTTTTTCTCCTATTATAGTATAAAGAATATAGCATAAATGGGTGGTGGTCTTCTTCAACTTGTTGCTTATGGTGCTCAGGATGTTTATTTAACTGGTAATCCTCAAATAACTTTTTTCAAAGTTGCATATCGCCGACATACTAATTTCGCATTAGAAGCGATAGAACAAACTTTTAACGGAACATCAACTTTTGGTTCTCGTGTTACTTGTCAAATAACACGAAATGGCGATTTAATAAATCGTATATATTTTGTAGGAACTTTACTTAATGATAATGCTTCTGCATCACCAGTTGGTGCAGATGAATTTAATAATGCTTTAGCACTAGTTCCTTATTTTGGATTAAAATTATTAAAAACTATTGAACTTGAAATTGGAGGTCAGCGAATAGATAAACATTATTCAGAATGGTTATATATATGGAATGAACTTTCCCTTCCTATTGGAAAACGCGATGGTTATAAATTAATGGTTGGTGGTGATAAATATAATCGCTCTATATTATTAGAAGCTCAACAATCTTATTCAGTATATGTTCCATTAGAGTTCTGGTTTTGCCGCAATGTTGGTTTAGCTTTACCTTTAATAGCTCTTCAATATCACGAAGTTAAAATAAATATTGAATTTGAATCTTTAGCAAATATGGTTGACGGGGGTCAAAATTACTCAGATCGTGCATTTGCTTCAATTGCTGGTCCTTTAAGAACTGCTGCAATAACAGAAACAAATTCTGCTACTACTAGTGCTGCTAATTCATCATTAACAGGTACAGTTTCAAACTTAAAATTAAATACTGCTGCTCTATGGGTTGATTATATCTTCCTTGATACTGATGAACGCCGTCGTTTCGCTCAATTATCTCACGAATATTTAATTGAACAATTACAATTTACAGGTTCTGATACTATATCAGGCAATACTACTAATTCAATGAAAAGTATTCGTATGAATTTTAATCATCCCTGTAAAGAATTAATATGGGTTATAAAACCCGATTATACTAGCACAGCAATCAATCAAGTTGCTAGACCTTATTGGAATAATTTTACTGACCGTACAGGCGACAATCAATATGCCATATCTAAGAATCCTGTAACACTTGCCAAGATACAGTTAAATGGTAATGACCGTTTTGCTGAACGCCGTGGTACTTATTTCAGTCTCGTCCAACCTTATCAACATCACGAATATACTCCTGGAACTTTCAATAATGGTATTAATTCTTATTCATTTGCTATAAAACCTGAGGAACATCAACCATCAGGAACTCTAAATATGTCTCGTATTGATACTGCTGTATTAAATGTTGCTTCAAGTGTTAGTGGAACTATATATATCTTCACTGTTAATTATAATGTTCTACGAATACTATCAGGAATGGGTGGTTTAGCATATTCAAATTAAAAACAATAGTTTTTATTATTTTTTTCAGAATCTGAAATATTATGTTTTTGATTTTCATAAATAAATTTATGTTTAGTTGATTCAACAGTTAATTTTAAAAATTCTAATTCTCGTTGATTTGCCAATTTCTTCAATTCTATATCGTGTCTAACCTTAATACGATTAAATTTAATAATATCTTTAATACGGATATTTTCAAAAATATTAATATCTTTTATTTCTTTATTAATACTTTCAACATTTTCAACCATTTTATCAAACAATTCAGGTGTAAAATTATTTGATAATACAAAATAATCAATTAAATCCTTTTGTTTATTATACATAATTTTATAATTAAATAATATATCATGTATATTTTTAAGTTTCTCCATATTCTCACGGTAATTTCTAAATTTAACTATTGAACTTAATATTGTTAATATAGTTCCTAATGATAATGTAATCATATTTATTATTAATGAAATTTCATATTTTGATATAATAGATGCCATTCCTCCGGTACTTTTAATAATTTCTGTAGAATTACTTCCGGTATTTATATATAATTTTTGATTTTGATCTTCAATATCATTTTGATAATTTATTAATATTAATCGTATTGCTTCAATAAATGTTGTTAAAGTTGATATTATTAATATTAATAATGATATGCGATTATACCTAAAATAAATTAAATCATATTTAGCAGATATTATATATAAAGAAGTTGTTATTTTTTTCTTATTCTCTTTAATATTTTTTAATAATTTCTCTTTTCTATAATTAATATCATTTATCGTATCACTACTTCGTTCTGTTTGACATTCAGTATTTTTTTTATCATTAAATTCATATAAAGTTAATAATTTATCGTCTCTTGATGTTGGCGTTGATGTCGTAATATTAACAAAATCTGCTTTAAGTTTGGGTATTTGACCGTCATCATCAATTAATACAATTACATCTTCATCCCTATTATCTGCCATTATTTGTATTAATATTTTATAATAAATAAAATTATAATAATTATTATAAGTAATAAGAATATAATTATAATATCTTTAATTGTATATGGGCGTTTTATTTTATAATCGCTCTTATATATCTTATTTACTAATTCAATAGCATTTGTTATTGCCGATTCCATTGAAGTAAAATGAACTTTTGAATTACCCGTATGAGTTCCCAATAAATAAATATTATCACTTAATTTATTATTTCTTAAATAATTATTATTGGGAGTTTTTATAAATGCTGTTTCATTTGATTCCCACATTCCATTCTCATAATAATTATTTATAAATGCTAATGTTGGTGTAGGAAGTATTTTATAAATCTCTCTTAATTGTCTATATGTTTCATATATAACTTCATTTTTATCTTTACATTCATTCGCAGTTTTATTTATAACTTTACTTTTATTATCGGTTAATGTTATATTACAACTAATGACTGTTTTAGAATTTCTTTCTTTAAATGTCATATAATCACTTAAAATAATACTAGTAATACCCCAATCACTATTATTACTAAAACTAAGAGTTTCTAAATCTATTTTAAAATTCCAATGAAAAGTTATTGATATATATTCATTATATTTAGTATTTTTTGCATATATTTCTAAATCATTAATAGTATTAACATTAGATGGTGAATTAATTAATATCTTATTTAAATTTTCAGGGGGAATTGCCAATATTAATTTTTTTGTATAATATTTATCTCCTTCTTTTGATGTTAATGTTATTAATGATTCATTCTCCTCTATCTTAGTAATCGCTGTTTTTAATTTAATCTCAATCTGTTTCAAATATCGTTTCCATATATAAAATAATCCCTCATCATTTGGAAGTATCGGTTGATAAGTATTATATAATAATGTCTCATTCATAACATGCAAAAAAGTATTTAAAGAAATTTTATTAATATCACCGCCATCCATAATTCTGCAAGTTCTATCAGTATAATCAATTGCTTTTTGTGTGAAATTATTAAGGGTTAGATATTCCTTCATTGAAATATTTTTAGCATAATTTGGATCCAATAATAAATTAAAGAATTCTTTCATAATACTTAAATTTTCATTAAATGAATAAATATTTGTTTTAATAACATCATTATATAACATTTGAAATGTTGTTTGCTTATTTCTTACATATAGGTCTTTAAATTTCAATCCTATTTTATTTAATATCATTTTAAAATTAACATAATTGCTAATATAAACTCTTGGACCGTGTTCGCAGAAATAATACTCATTCTCATATTTCTTTCTATTTACTTTATGACATCCACCTATTACAGCATCTTTTTCAATTATCATAATCTTTTCATTTTTATCTGCTAATGTAGCAAAAGTTAAACCTGCAGGACCTGCCCCTATAATTATGCAATCGTATATAATCATTATATAAAAGTAATATTTTAAAAATTAATAATGGAATATAATATTAATAATAATCTTAAAAATGAATGGTTGGCAAAATGCGATATTAGTATTAAGGATATTGCAGAAGAATTTTTAAATATAACTCAATATATCTCAAATGATATTTTTGATGATTATTTAGCAAAATCTTTAAAAGAGATGTTAGAGTATTTTGATAATATCAAAAATATATATATACAATTCTTTATTCCTGAAAATAGTTTAAATAAATCTAATTATTGGGTAATTAAAAAACTTGTAAAATTAATTAATGATAATGATAATGGCAAATATATAATTTCTATAAATAGTGATATTAAAAGTTTTAATAATAATTTTCCAATTATAATTGCTGATGATGCAAGTTATTCGGGTTCTCAAATATGTTCTTATATTGAGGATTATATTGATAGTAAAAATTATAAATTATTTTTATTAATACCATTTATATCTAAAATAGCGATTGAAAGAATTAGAAGTTATGATAATAATATTAAATTTATTGAGAATAATAGATATGAATTAAAACCATTAACTGATTTAATGGAAAATGAAAAAATAAAGAGATTATTCAGTTATTATGGTAATTCTAATATAACTCAATACCCTATTTATTTCAATCATAAAGTCGCAGATAGTTATTCTTCTTTTCCATTAATTTATTCATATGGTATAATGCCTAATCAAAAAAATAAAGAAATTATAAGTTATTGTAAGATAAAATTAATTCCATTAAAAAATAGATTTGATGAACTTGAAAGAATTGTTTTTTTAAATAATTGTAATAATATTATTATAAATTCTAGTAATTATGATATAAATAATCCAATATATCCAATACCACCATATAAAATTTAATATGCTGTGCAAGTAATAGTATTATTGGTTGTTTTATGAAAATTATTTAAAACTAAACAATCAACTGCAGATTCTTGCATTACTTGATATAAAGTTAGAATTTCTTTCATTTTATCTATTGCTTGTTTATATATTAATTTATCAATATTTTCAACACCTTTTGGGTCTAATTTCAGTCCTTTCTTTTTTCCTTTAGTTTCTTTTTCTCCATCAAATGTTTTTAATTCTTTTTTAATTAATTTAATTTCATCTTTAACACCACTTATATTTTTTTTGATAGTTTCAATATTAGAATTATATTCAGCAATTTCGTCTTTTAATATATCTCCTAATCTTTTAACCTCACTTGGTGATTTTTTACTAGCATTTTTAATAAGTTTTGTCATTTTCGCCTTACCATTTTTAAATTTTGTTTGTTGGTCTTTAAGGTCTTCTGCATATTGTTCTAAAAGTGCATCTTTTTCTTTATTTAAATCTTTTAATTGTTGTAATTTACCTTCATCTTGTACTATTTCTTCTGGGAAATTACTTATATATCTATGTATATTAACAGTCCATTCTTTTAATCTTAAATCACTATGGGAACAATAACGGGCAGCTCTGCCTATTGTTTGTTTATCACTC